GCAGAAGGTTGTGCGCCTTCTAACATCAACAATGCTATTCGTGAGTTGATGAGCCAACTCAAGAACCAGCAGGCAGGCTCAGACGGCGACACCTTCACAACGAACGATGTCCTTACGGTCTCTGGTGTCACAGCCAACGCAGGACGAGTAAGGCTCGGAGAGGATGCAGACAACGGTTCTAACTACACTGAACTACGCGCTTCTGCATCCCTTGCTGCTAACGTAACCTTTGTACTTCCTGCCGCTGATGGTGCTGCTTCTTCTGTAGTCCAGACGGATGGCTCAGGAAACCTATCCTTCCAAGCCTCTACAGGCTCTGGGAACGTCGTAAGGGCAACGTCCCCCACATTGGTGACACCTGCTCTTGGAACGCCCTCTACGGCTGTTTTAACGCATGCTACGGGCCTGCCTCTGACAACAGGCGTGACAGGCAATCTGCCGGTTGCTAATGGTGGCACAGGAGCGTCCACAGCCGCTGATGCTAGAACCAATCTTGGTATTACTGCAACTGGAGCAGATACAACTTATGCTTTTAGGTCTAATAATCTTTCAGACTTAGCATCTGCATCAACAGCAAGAACTAATCTAGGCTTAGGGTCTATAGCAACTCAAGCATCATCCAGTGTTTCTATTACTGGAGGATCGATTACAGGAGTCACTGATATTGCCATTGCTGATGGCGGTACAGGGGCTTCTACAGCAGCAGACGCTAGAACCAATCTAGGCTTAGGGTCTATTGCTACACAGTCGGCAAGCTCGGTAGCTATCACAGGTGGAACCATATCAGGTATCACTGATCTTGCTGTTGCTGACGGTGGCACTGGAGCCTCTACAGCCGCTGATGCTCGTACAAACCTTAGTGTCCCATCTACCACGGGATCAGGTGCTTCTGGTACTTGGGGTATCGACATATCCGGCAATGCTGCAACTGCAACATCTGCAACGTCTGCGACCACAGCCACAAACCTTGCAGGTGGTGCTGCTAATAGGGTTCCTTATCAGTCCGCATCTGGGACAACAACATTTGTTGCTGCACCAACTGTTACTAACTCATACCTAAAGTGGAATGGGACTGCACTAGGTTGGGATACGGTATCTGGCGGGGGTGGTGGTGGTGGAACCCCTGGTGGATCTAACACTCAAGTACAGTTCAATGACGGTGGCTCTTTTGGCGGTGATGCTGGTCTTACTTACGACAAGGCAACGGATGTCTTGACGGTTGCAGGATCGTTTAACGGCCCTCATAACGGTACTGTTGGGGCTACCACACCAAGCACAGGAGCATTTACCACCTTATCTGCCTCGTCTACGGTTTCTGGCACAGGCTTTTCTACGTACTTAGCTTCTCCTCCTGCTATTGGAGGTACGGCTGCTGCTGCGGGTTCATTTACAACATTATCCGCATCTTCGACTGTCTCAGGAACAGGATTTTCTACATACTTGGCTTCGCCTCCAGCTATCGGTGGTACTACTGCTGCTGCTGGTACTTTTACCACGCTCTCTGCCACGGGCAACACAACCCTTGGCGATGCAACCTCAGACACCATTACAGCCACGGCAAGACTAGCAAGTGACTTAGTGCCATCTACGGATAATGCCCGTGACTTAGGAACCTCAGCACTAGCTTACAGGTCTGTATATGCGGCTACGTCTTTTGTGGAAGCCGGCTACAAAGTTGTTACACAGACCGACATTGGAACTGCCCCTAACGAAATACCACTAAATCAGTATCTGGGGGCTATGGCTTTCATCGACACGACAACGGTAGCACTAGAGCCTGGAGCGGGTATCACACTAGGCACAGGTGCAATCTGCCAAGGAACCTACGAAAACAATGATGGTGTTAAGTCTGTAGTGATTGTGATGGATTTAACAGGTCTAAAGGGTGGCGGTACGGCAGGCGATATTATTGGCAGTGATTCAACCTCAGTGAACAGTGCAAAACAACCCGCATATGTCGCTCAGTTGCCAGCAGGGTTTACGGCTATGGGCGGCAGAATGACATGCTTGGAGTTGCCAGCAGGGGGAAGTACAAGCGTCGGCATTTACTCGGCAACAGAAGGAACGGGTGTGCAAGATGATGCGGTTACAGGCTTAACCGAAACACTGCTTATTGCAACGGGAACGCAGGCACTAGGGACGGTTGGTTTTTTTGCTGGTGATCCAGCGGCAAGTTCATACATCTACATGGTAAGCGGTGGAACAACCACAACAGCATACACAGCAGGGCGTTTCCTTGTTGAGATCTTTGGAGTTTAAGACATGAGCATTGCATCCCTATACCCAAGCATCAACCCATCACTGCTTTTGGATTTTGCAAATAGCAAGGTATTAGACCCGCGTATTACCTTCACACGCACCACCAGCGCGACCTACTACGACGGCGTAACGACTGCGATGGCAGAGCAGAACGGGCTACTGTATTCGCAGACCTTTGATTTAAGTCCGTGGGTTACATATGGTTCGCCAACCATTACCGCAAATAATCAAACAGCACCAGACGGAACTTCAACGGCAGACACAATTGTGTTGCCGAGTGGCGGCGATATTGTTAGACAGCCGGGCTCTATTTCGGCTGGAAGTAATACGTTTACGTTTTCGATTTACTTAAAACTGATTTCAGGGAGCGGCACTGTCACATTACGGCTATTGCAGCCTGACTACTCTGGTGTCTTGGCTTCTGCTGTCGTAACGCCGACCGGCAGTTGGGTCAGATACACAGTAACGGGGACTTATAGCGGATCAATTTCTGGAAACGCCAGTGTTGATTTTATCGGCAATGGTTCTGCATCCATTACGGTTGCAGCTTGGGGCGCACAACTAGAACAACGCGCCTCTGCCACAGCCTACACCGCCACTACCACACAAGCCATTACCAACTACATCCCTGTATTACAGACAGCATCAGCAGGGCAGGCTAGGTTTGACCACAACCCAACCACGGGTGAGTCTCTGGGGTTGTTGATTGAGGAGCAGAGGACGAATGTATTTACCTACTCCGCTGACTTTAGTGATTCAATCTGGGCAAAAGGTAACAGCAGCGTTACTGCAAATACGATTGTTGCCCCTGATGGGACGCTGACTGGCGACAAACTTGTTGAGAATACGGCTACGGGTTCTCACAACATTGTCCAGAATTACACTGGAACGGCAACTTTAACGAGTTCGGTTTACGCCAAACCAGCCGGTCGGTCTGCATTTGTTATGAATGGCGGCAATCAGTCTGGCGTGGCTGCGACTTTTGATGTTTCGGCAGGCACTGTTTCAAACGTTGGGGGAGCAGTAACAGGCACATCTATTACCTCGGTTGGAAACGGTTGGTATAGATGCTCGATGACTTGGAGTAATACAAGCACTGTTGGGCTAGGGATATTTCTTGTAAGCGGCGGATCTACTAGTTACACGGGCGACGGTTTTTCCGGTCTATACCTATGGGGCGCACAGCTTGAAGCCGGAGCCTTCCCCACCAGCTACATCGCCACCACCTCTGCCACTGTCACCCGCAATGCTGATGCTGCCTCAATGACGGGGACGAATTTTAGTAGTTGGTTTAACAATGGTGAGGGGTCTTACGTTATCAACGGAAGCGTTATCGCTCAAAGGTCGGGCGGCAAAAACGGCGCACTTCAAATTGATGGCGGCTCAACGTCAAACATGATTACCACGCTTTTTGACACCGACAACCATTTTCTAGTCTATGTCAATGGAAGCGCAACGTGTGCTATTGATGCAGGAACGGTGGCGGCAGGTACTACGACATTATTTGCTGGTGGCTATCAGGTCAATAGCTTTGGTGCGGTCATAAACGGCGGGACGGTTGGGTCAGACACAAGCGGAAATGTTCCAAACGGCCTCAATAGAATGCTTATTGGATTGCATAGTACGGAATACCTAAACGGACGATTGGCTAAGGTTGCTTACTATCCCAAGCGTCTGACTAACGCCCAACTCCAAGCATTAACGGTTTGAGGTACAAACATGAACGACTACAGACTCCAACTACCCGACGAAGCTACATGGTGGACTGCTGCTGATGCTTGTGGATGGGTAAAGTACGAATACGAACCACAGATTGTTGAACTAGGCCAAGAGCCAGCAGAACCCGTTGTAAAGCGTAAGTGGTTAGATACGCATGGCAAAGACTTTGATGTCATTGGAACCATCTACAAGCCCACAGGAAACATGATCCAGCAGGGCGACATGCAGACGCAGGAAATGGCAGCTATCCCAGGGCATCATGTCAACGTACGATTACATTACTCGGAGCTACCTGAGTCTTTGAGACAGTACGTTGTTATCCCTAATAACCCTGTCCGTGGATGGGCGGGTGGGTGGTACGAGGGTATGTAATGACACCTGAACAGAAGTCAGACCTAGCTTCAGAAGCAATCAAGGCAGCACCGCCGATTGCAATCACGACTGCTGTGACTGTTGGCGGTCTGACTCTCAACGAGTGGGTTGCTATTGCTACCCTGCTCTACATTGTGTTACAGTCCGGCTGGCTTGTCTGGAAGTGGTATCACGCGATAAAAGACAAGAAAAATGAAACACAAATTCCCGATAGTTAAAGTAGTTTGGGAAGATGCCTGCCACGACACTTTGGGTTGGGGTGATAGCCCAGAGAAAGCCAAAGAGTTTCAGGTTCCGCTTGTTGTTTCTGTCGGCTTCTTGTTATCAGAGACCAAGCAGGGCGTGAAAATTTGTCAGTCACTAACTGACGACGCAATTGCTCAGTCTTTGGTCATCCCTCGGAAGATGATCCAGAGCATCGAGCGCGGAGCGTGGCGTGGTAAGAAAAATTACGGATGATGAGTTCGTCAAGGTTTGGAATGAGATAGGTAGTCCCGTCAAAATTTCAGAGCATTTCGGCGTAGCTGTCAGAAACATTTACGACCGTCGGCGCACTATCGAGAACAAACGTGGCATAAGACTGCTCACAAAAGACGGTAGGCTCACACTCCCTGAAAATCGCAAGCGAGCAACGCTTGACATAGAAGGCTACGTCATTGTTTTCTCTGACGCGCACTTCATGCCTGGGGAGCCATCTGTTGGCTTTAACGCCCTCTTAAAACTAATCAAGACCCTAAAACCCAAGGCAATCATTGCAAACGGAGACATCCTCGACGGAGGAACGATCTCCCGTTTCGGGCCTATGGACTGGACTCCTGTTGTCAGTCTCAAGGATGAGCTTGAGGCTGTCCAGTGGCATATGGATAAGATCGTGAAGGCTTGTAAGGGTTTAGGCACTTACCTACACAGGACACTTGGAAACCACGACATACGGTTTGATCGTAAACTTGCTGGGGCCGTTCCTGAGTTTCGAGGTATCCAAGGAACAACGCTCAAGGATCACATACCGGAATGGTCTGTAAGTTGGTCGGTGATGGTCAACGACATTTGCATGATTAAGCACAGACTGCAACATTCAGGTATTCACTCTGGTTACAACAACACGTTGAAAGCTGGGGTCTCTACGGTCTCAGGTCACACGCATCTTTTAGAAGTCAAGGGATGGGGTGACTACCAGGGGAGAAGGTACGGCGTTTCCACAGGGATGTTGGCTGATCCTGATGGTGAGCAGTTCAATTATTTAGAAGATAACCCGACTCCTTGGTGTTCTGGCTTTGCTGTCCTAAAATTCTATGATGGTCTACTTCTCCCACCAGAACTTGTCGAAGTTATTGATGGAACGGCTTATTTTAGGGGAGAGGTGGTTGCAAGCTGAAGTTTTAGCGCAGAGGATCATTCGTGGATATGGTCGAAATCCTTTCAAAGATATGGCCGATGTTGGTGGCCTTCGTGATGCTAGTCATCGTGTTAGCGAAAGCCGACAATCGTTTAGCGGTGTTGGAGGAAAAGGTAAAAACATTGTTTGAATTGTTCAACAAGAAAAATGGCTAACTTCGAGCAAGCGTACGACAAGATGATGGAGGACGAGGGAGGTTACGTTCTTCACGAAGTCAAGGGTGACCGAGGTGGTCAAACCTATGCGGGCATTGCTCGCAAGATGCACCCCAACTGGGAGGGCTGGCAGCATATCGACTACCAAGAAACACCTCCAACACAGTTAGTCCGAGACTTCTACAAAACTAACTTTTGGGACAAGATCAAAGGCGATGATTTAACGCATGACGTTATAGCCTCGTCCATTTTTAACTTTGCTGTTAATGCTGGCGTTCCGGTGTCCATCAAACTTGCCCAGATATGCGTTAAAACGGCCCCAGACGGCGTTATCGGAGCCAAGACGGTATCAGCACTCAACCAAGCCAATCCTGAGCTTTTTGTGGCCCATTACGCGCTAGCAAAGATCGCTAGGTATCGTGACATCGTTACCCGTGACAGAAGCCAGATGAAGTTCATGTTGGGTTGGGTGAACAGGACGCTTAAGCTATGAACTTGCTCGGCATTTCTTCCATCGTTGATTCCGTCGGAAAAGTTATCGGAGACCTACACACTTCCGATAAGGAACGCATGGAGCTTGAGCTTGAGGCCAAGCGTATTGACCAAGCGATTGATCTCGGTCAAATGGAAGTTAACAAGGTCGAAGCTGCCAATCAGAATATGTTTGTTGCCGGCTGGCGACCTGCTATCGGTTGGGTTGGTGCTGGTGCGATGTTTTATCAGTTTCTTGCTTATCCGCTACTAGTCTGGGCTTGGACTTGGATGCAAGCAGAACAGATTGTCCCGCAAGATGTAAAGCCTCCTCCCATGCTAGATACCGACGCTCTATGGGTTATTTTGAGCGGTATGTTGGGGATCGCTGGGATGAGGTCTTTTGAGAAAGCGAAAGGTGTTGCGCGGTAACTTCGTCTCGCACCATTTGCCCGATCTTGTCCCCGTGTATCTTTTCAATCTTCTCGATGATCGGAAGTCGTTTGCTTTTAGCTAACTTTAAGATCATCTTCGCCCAGTCCTGAACGACAAACGGCAACGCTTGGTTATACGCTGCCGTTATCTCCTCAACATCAGATGACTTAACCTGCTTGATAAGGTTGATCCACGATTCCACGGATCGACCACTCCTTAAACGCTTTGTGCTTTGCCATTGTGTCCGGACAATGTGTGGACGGTGGAATCCATCCGTGTTCCCTCCATATTTCTTCTACGGGTCTGAACTTTTCTGTCCTCGTCTGATTCTCGATTAACTCTTTCCAGTTGCTCATAGTAAGCCTTTCGGGAACGGATAGACCGCATCCTCGTGAGGAGTTCCTGGCCGTGGTGCATTAAAGAACCTCCGTTTTTCTAGTTCCGTAGGTTTCCAGAAACACTCCGGAGCCTCAGACTTGATGATGTGAATGACCCTCTCTAAGACCGGAGAGTCATCCGAAATGTTTGCAGGACGCTTTGCAAACGCTTTTTTCAGCATGGTTTGGTGGTGTACGCTTAACATATCAAAATGGCACTGAATCGTCGTCATCGACTTTGGTTGATCTTACTTCCTCTTTTGCTTGGAACTTTAGCCCCAGATATTTCCCGTCGGAACCCTCGTTAACCCATCCTGAGACCCAGTATTCAGTCCCGTTGATCATTGCTGAACCTCGATAGTCTGGGTGCACATCCTTCTCTTTCTTCTTGTTCTTGCTGATTGATCCTGTCAGTTCTTTTGGCATAGTGATAATTCCATTTGATTAACTTCGTTGAGAAAGGCAACCAGATCAGCCTCGATCTTAGTTAGCTCTTCCGGCTTTGGCTCGTAACGTACGACGAATAGTTGAAGATGTTCAGGAAGTCTTGGGTCGAACGACACAAAGTCGCACCAAGTCCTACCTGTTACGAGCATTTGAGTAAGCATTTGCGGTTTGTATTTAGTGGGAACCTCCTTTGCTAGTAAGTAATCAACGTGAGTGTTTGAGTTAGGACACTTGATCTCGATCAGCCCTGACCCTGCAAACCCGTCAGGACTCGCTCCAAGCCACTTTATCGACTTGTGGGTATGAAACCCTGTCTGCTCGACGAAATGGCCTGTATGGACTTCGTAGGCTGCTCTGGCAACGGGTTCCTGTTCAGTTCCCCATTGCATACTTGCATTCGTAAAAGAATCGCTTTGTAGGCCAGTCAGACGCTCTGTGACGAGTTGAATCTGGTAGTTACGGCGCTTAGCCGTATCAGGTTTCGCAAGCGCGTCTGAGGCCCGTGAAGCGGTTAGGTGGCCCAACCTTGCTTTGTACCAATCGTCAGTTCTTTGTTCCATGTTGCACCTTTAATATTCCTCGTTCAATCATTGCTTGCATTGTGTTGATGTACGCTTGGTTCCAGAAGTCTCGACGTTCCTCACGAGACATTTCTTTCCCCTGGTCTAAGTATGAGTGACAACGAAAACATAGAGATGCTACTAAAGCATCAGAGACTTTGATGCCCATGCCTTTGCCTTGATTTCTGTGCGCGGCGACTACAGTCCCGTCCTCACAAAAACATGCACCGCAAGGCATATTCCTGCAAGCCTCAAGCAACTTTTTGTTTGTGTACATCAATCTTCCTCAGATCAAGTTCAGCGTCCTTCATCTCGTCTGTCCAGACTAAGCCCTTCTCGATTGCGTACTGTAGGAGTTGCTCTACTAAGTCCGAAAACTCAGAGACGGTAAGTGAAGCAGTCGAAGGCTCAATCTCTTTTACTTGCCCACCAGGAAGCTCAACAACACGAGAAGGAAGAAACCTCGTCTTAGCCCACTCGTGCCAGATGTCTTGGGTATATTGCTGGCCCATAAGTTGTTCAGCACAAGCTGTCAGGATCGACCAATAAAACCGATTCTGAGCCGCTGTACGTGGAGGCTTGGAGATAGTTACCATGTAGCCTAATTCAGTGGCTTCTATGGCCTCTATGACCCTCCTGCGGTCATTCTCAGTTGTCAGGATTGATCTCATTTCGTAAGTACCAGTTGTAGTTAGCTCGAAAGGCTCGTCTCTCGAAGTCAGTGAACTTATCGTGACGCTCTGAGAACATGGCATTGACCATGCGTCTCTTGAACTCTTTGCTGTCAACGTCAAGCCACATCAGATAATTGTCGAGTCCTGACTCGTGCAGGTCTCCGAATAAGAATCTAAGTGCGGTAATCGTGTCATCCATTGGTTTAGTTTTATAGGGTGCTTTGCAAGCATCATCGACTGCCAGTTGAATCACAGACCAGAGCAGTTTCTTGCATCGCTCTGTCTGGATCGAGTCTAGTAGTCCCTCTTCAAATGTGTTCAGGTTCATTTTCGTTTGTAGTAAAAGGCCCAGGCTTGCCTGTAGAGTTTTTCTTTCGTTACCAACTTGCGAGCCTCCAGAGCGCGAATCATCTTCAAGGCGTTTTGTGGTGTGCAACCGAATTTGTTTGCCAGATCGTTGAGTGACATCCAATCATCGAGAGCGGTTAAGTAAGCTGTCTGTGTTGGTGTTAGCGGTTTAGACTTGTTGAGCATCAACCGGCCAAACCTTTCTACCGACTTCAGGAACTCATCTCGGTGTGAGATGAGAACCCCTGATTGTTTTGCAGCAGAGAGAATCTGGCTCATTTGATCTCCGTTAGTTCTTTCTTACGTTGTTCTTTGGCTGCGTCTAACTGTTTGATAGCTTCAGGATTGTTCTTGAAAGCCTTATAAGCCGTCGTAAAGGCTTGCTTCAGATCTTCCATGTTCTCAGCTTCACTCACAATCTTGAGGTGGTCTGTCGGATCTTCTTTTGCTTCTTCTGGTAGATCCTCTCCAGCGTAGATGTAAAGACCTATACCGTGGAGCGAGATAGCTTTAGCCAGACACCTTTGCATGGCTGTATTGACCTGGAAAGCATCTGGCTCAGAGATCGCTTTGTTACGGTGATCCATGACAGGCAGTTGTGCGGTGCGAGATACACCGAACGCGTTGACCTCACAAAACACCATTACCGTGTCACCCCACATTTGGTGAGGCTTGTACTCCCAGGTGGCCATAGGATCGTGTTGCAACAATGTGTCTACAGCCCAGGCCCAAGAGAGGTAAGAGAGTCCGTTTTTCTTCTCGACCTTCTCGGTTACGTTGATCTTTCTAAGTTCGTTGAATTTCATGTTTGGCTCCGTTACTTTATGAACAGGAAGAGCAGTGTTCCGTAGCAAATCCCCAATAGCGCGCATAGTGCCCAGTCACTCCTCGTTATCTTGTACTTCGTCAAGTTCGTACTCCTGTTGTTCCAACTGTTGGTCATTTTGTTCCCTCTCTCTGTCGTATTGGTAAAGTTGTCTGTCCAACCAGGCATCGTAGTCAACGCTCATGGTGCTTCCTTTGTATGGATGACGCAGAATTCTTCTAAATAGTTCGTTAAGTCAAACGTAATTTCTCCAGTCTTTACGTTGTAGTTGTCATAAAAGTATTCTTTTAGTATTTTTTCTAGCTGCTCTTGTGTAAGTACGATTTTCATGTTGGCTCCTTGTTGTGATGGAGTAATCTTAGGCTTATCAACCCCATAAGACTGTCATCGTGACGACAATCTCTGCCACTGATACCAAAAAGAAACGCCGTTCGTCGGTAAGTCCTACGCAACGATCCTTGGCTGCGCTTCGTGAGCGAGGTTACTTATGTCAAATAGTCGAGCACTGGAACCCGTGGGCTCGTATACGCCAGGACTTGTTTGGGATAGGCGACATACTTTGTCTCAGGGACGAGGAGACGCTGTTAGTTCAAACAACCTCAAGAGGTAACGTATCAGCCAGGGTAAAGAAGATTTCAGAGAGTGAGCACTTACCGGCTATCTTGAGAGCAGGATGGAAGATAGAAGTTCACGGATGGGGCAAGCTGAAAGAGGGCTGGACTTGCAAGGTTATTGAGATGTGATACGATTGACTTGTTGTCGTAGAAGTCAACAATAGTTAAGGCCACTTACTCATGCGTCTGCTCTCAAAGTATCGAGAGACTTCTACCAGGCGCAGCAGTAAGTGGCTTTTTTATTGGCGGCAACCGTACTGATCGCGTCAGCAATGGGTTACCCGACCGCTATCAAGAAGAGGGAACTGGTAAGACACGAAGTTTGTGATCCGGTGCAAATCCGTAAGAATCCAGCGACTGGTCGAATCTCCAAGTCGAGGGGCTCGTAAGAGCATGGAGATGCAGGCAACTGCCGAGGAACCGACTCTCTTCTACTCTGTCTGGGGGTAGGGGGGTCTTTTCGAGGAACCATACTAAATGAACCCATTTCTGATCACCGAGCCAACCTGTATTAGCTTTAGCGGAGGCAGAACTTCTGCTTACATGCTGTGGAGAGTCTTGGAAGCTAACAACGGATTGCCAGATGAAGCGCTTGTTTGTTTTGCCAATACTGGCAAGGAAGAAGAAGCAACGCTTAGGTTTATTCAAGATTGCTCAGAGCATTGGAATGTAGAAATCCACTGGCTTGAGTACATGTCCGAAAGTCCAAACTTTAAGAAGGTTGATTTTGGATCGGCTGCAAGAGAAGGCGAGCCTTACGAGGCACTGATTAGAAAACGGCAATATCTGCCTAATGCAGTCACTAGGTTTTGCACCACCGAACTTAAGATCAGGACGATTCACAAATACCTAAAGTCGCTCGGATGGGAACATAACGAGACTTCTGACTGGGTTGGTATCAGAGCAGATGAGATGAGAAGGGCTGCGAAGATTGACCGCTCCAGAACGCCGTTGGTTAGTGCCGGTGTAAGCATTCACGACATAGACCGATTCTGGAAGCACCAACCATTTAATCTGGGACTGCCGACTTACAACGGGAAAACGCTTGCTGGCAACTGCGATCTTTGTTTTTTAAAGCCAGCTAATCAGGTGTTTACGTTGATTGCAGAAAAGCCAGAGCGAGCAACTTGGTGGGTCAAAATGGAGGCATTGGCATTGGCATCCAAGCCAAGCGGTGCGGTGTTCCGATCCGACAGGCCGTCTTACGCTCAGATGCTTAAGTTCAGCCAGCAGCAAACAAATATGTTTGATCCTGCGGAAGAATCCATTTCTTGCTTTTGTGGTGACTAACTGTCAACAGAACGACAGTCAACAACAAAAATAAGGTTTACATTGAGATTTCCTAACAGAAGGGGAAAACAATGTTTGAGGAGTTCTGGAGTAAGTACCCAAGAAAGGTCGCTAAACGCGCTGCACAGAAGGCATGGAACAAACTATCGCCTGCTGAGCAAAAGTCCGCTGTAGAGGCTCTGGTGACGCATAACAAGTATTACCAGGTGAAGGGAACAGGTCAGGAGTTTATTCCGCATCCTGCTACCTGGCTGAACCAGGGAAGATGGGAAGATGAGCTAGAGATCGCACCTGCACAAGAAAAAGTTGTTGTGTGGTGGGCTACAGAAAAAGGTACTGCTGAGATGGCAGCGAAAGTAAATTGTCCTGCTAGGCCAGGAGAGGACTGGAACTCCTGGAAGGCAAGGATCTCTGAAAAGTTGAGGGCGGCATGAATAGAGAAGAAATTATCCGCATGGCGCGGGAGGCTGGATGGGACGCCCATCATGCTGAATTTGATACACGCATCCAAGCCTTCGCCGCCCAGGTCGATGCCGCCGCAAGAGCAGAAGAAAACGAGGCGTGTGCAAGGTTGTGCGACCAGATGTTTCATGATTGGTGCAATCAAGCATTTGAAGACGAGGACGAGGCTTGCAGAAACAAACCTGATGCCGAGGATTGCAAGAAAGCCATACGAGCAAGGGGGAACACATGACAAACAACATCAAACCGTTCATCAAGGCTACAACCCCTGACAACTCTGAGGCCATAGAAATGCTGGAGCAGTGGTTGGAAGACGCCAAGTCTGGGGAAATTGTCACGGTGGCTATTGTTGGCAAACGCGTAGGCGGCGAATGGCAGACCGGCATGAGCAGCAGTCAAAATCGCCTTGAGGACGCCGCAATGCTCATCGAGTTAGGAATGCGTCGGCTTGGCTTTAATCCGCAGAGGTAACGTATGCGAAAAAGTTTACATCTAACTACTGAATTCTTGCCGCGCAAGTGGCCCTGCTTCGCTGTGGGGTTCGTGAGTAGTGGCAGCGAATTTGTACTGCACCTGTATCTGGTGTGCTTCCGTATTCGATGGGGGTATTGAAATGACCCAAGATGAAATTGTCAAGATGGCGCGGGAGGCTGGACTTGATCCTGACCTATGGAACTACACCGATGCTTTTGAACGCTTCGCCGCACTTGTCGCAGCAGCAGAGCGTGAGAAAGTCGCCGCATGGATGATGGCAAGGGGCTATGCGACAGGCCACGGCGACACCATTGAAGACTTGCTGGTCGAGTTGGAGTGGCAAGTTCGCGAGTCCGAGCGTGAGGCGTGTGCGAAGGTGTGCGAGGATCGTGAAAGAGCGAATCTGTACGGCGTGAAGGAATGTGCCGCCGCCATACGAGCAAGGGGACAGGCATGACAGACAAAGAAAAAGCCTACGCACTGCTAAGAAAGCTAGCAGACGAAACAACGTATGTGATGGTTCATCCCAACGAACTGCGGATTCTTTTAGACGATCTTGACCATATGAGGCTTAGGGTAAGGATCGCCAGAGAAGAACTTAGCGACGCTTGGCAGCTTTTTAGAGGGGATATGGCATGAGCGAAAACAAAAACGCAAAGACACCAACGGACGACGGACAAGTAGCGCATGTTTACCTGTTTGATAAAACGGGTAGGCCGATGGTCGCATGGGACAACGCTAAAGATATAAAGCTAGGTGACAAACTTTATGCTGCACCAAAACAATGGGTTGGTCTGACCGCAGATGAAATCTGGAAATGCAACAAAGCAAAGAGTGGCAGTGCTGTGGAGTTTCACATTTGCTATGCACATCAGAACGTGGAGGATTTTGCGGAAGCTATCGAAGCCAAACTTAAGGAAAAAAAATCAATGAGCACTTGTCCACCATGCAATCAGAAGTGCAATCAAGGCAGAGACTGTCCGGCTAATAAGCAAGGACATGCTGAAGCAATGAAACGAGCTTTAACCGCATTAGAAATTATTGAAAGGTTCTTAGACCCGTTAGCTAAATGGCAGGTCAGAAAGCCTAAAGATGGAGGGCCAATGATTACGGTTTATCCGCAAAAGGTTGCAGAGGAAGCGATTAACGACTTGCGTGAAGTCATTGCATATTCAGAGAGGCAGGAACCATTTTGTTATCACGATGGAGTGAATCAGGTTGATGCGGAATTCAAAGATCACAGCGATGTTTTCCCGCTTTACCTAGCAGCCCCGCAGCGTGAATGGGTTGGGCTGACGGATCAAGAAATAAACAGTGTTTGCTACAAGCGAGATTGGACTGCGCCTTGGACTAGCACGACTTTTGCCCGAGCCATTGAAGCCAAGCTGCGGGAGAAGAACGGCGGTGAATATCGTAACGGGGCTACGACTGAAAGAACTAAGCTAAATCAGGAGAACACATGAGTGGCGATCACAACATGAAGGATTCTTTTGAGTGTCCAAGGTGCGGACATTGTTGCGCTGTTGATCAATTGGAGGTTCAAGACAACGTAAACCATCCTAAGCACTACACATCTCATCCGTCTGGCGTAGAGTGCATAGAGATCACGGAGCATATGAACTTCAACCTTGGTAATGCCACTAAATACGTTTGGAGAAGT